CTTTCCAGTAGAAGACTCTCCAGCAATAGCAGTAATCTTATTCCCAGATACACCACCAAATATACTACCTGAAACCAGTGCATTAAAAATGTATGAACCCGTATCAACATAAGTCTCAGTCTCATCAATATCAGAAGCAAGTTGTGTATACTCGCCTCCAATTTCTTTTACAATATCTTTAAGAAAATCCATTAATTTTTTCCCCTCTAAGAATGTTCAATTTATATGACCACAATTTAGCATAAAGTTGTGGATTTGTATTTTTTATTGCGTTTATTATATACTCCAATTCTTTTTGATTAATAGGTAATTCCATTAGGCGAAAAATGACTCCAAGTTTGTTGTTTTTTCTGTTTTCCACCCAATCGCATCAAGAATTGATTTAAGTGGATCAATAAAACTCTTTTCAAATTGTAGTTCATAGTCAATGTATTTGTCAAGACACAACTCCTTTGGAAAGTCCTGAATGAAAGAAATTACATTTTCTTGAATTGTATTTGGTTTTTTCAAGAAAATAAATTTAACTTTTTCCCCATTTGCAATAAGTGAATATTTATTTGTGAGTTTTTTTTCCTTAATGTAATGATTGAAGAGAAGTGCTCCACGAATATGAATGGGAGTTTTATGCGCGTAAATGCTTGATGAAGAATGATATTTACGAACATCAGAAGCAGTTCTTGGAAATGCAATCTGCTCTGGAGGATATGATTTGAATTTCTTACGACACTCATCAATAAATTCAATCATATCATCTTCACTTCCACTCATCATAATTTTAAATGAGTCCTTGAGCATTTTGCGGCAAGGAGCAGGAGTTGAAGATTTGATTGCTTCAATTCCTTTAATCTTAAGTTTGGGTTCTTCATAACGAACACCTTCACTGTCCCATACACTCAGAATGTATCTCTTCTTCGCAGTCCAAATACCACGTTCAGCAACACACTCTCGCTTCATGAACATCTTTTGATCATAAGCATTCACATAGTCCGCCAATTTTTGATAAGAACTTTCAATATATTTTTCAAATTCCACCTGACAGACCTTATCAAGGAACGACACAATGCTTTGAGTAGTTTTCTCTCTTCCTTTGAATACAGTTTCAACCAAAGGGCCCATATTAACGTAAAGAGAATCAGTATCTGAAGCAATAACATAATCAACCTCGTTTGACTTGAGAACTTTATTCAAATATCCATTCATAGCATTCATAATCCACTGAATAGACACTTGCCCCGATAGAGTGATTGCTTCAGCGTTTGCGAGTTTAAAATATCGAAAATACTGATTTCCAATCGCACCATAGGCAGAGTTCAATTGAATTTTTCTTGCCATTTGAATATTGTTGCAACGAGCAATTTCTTTGAGAAGTTGTTTATTTTTTGTCTTCTCATACTCTTGCTCTGCCGCAAGCATTTTCTTTTTAAAGATTACACGTTCATTATAAATCTTCTCCATCAATTCTGGTAGAAATCCACGAACATCTTTACGATACATTGCACCATTCGCACATACCGCATAGTCCTTATACATTTCAAAACTAAGATCTTCATTGAGAATTTTATCAACCGTCACAGTTGGATGACGTTCCTCAATGAGTGTTTCTGGACTGATATTGTATTGCATAATTAAATGAGGATACAGAGAGTTCAAGTCAAAACTCACCACCCAATCATAAACACCAGGAATGGGTTCTTTTACATAAGCACCAGCATACTTAGAATCTTTATCAGTCCTTTCTTTAGGAGGAATAACAATATTTCTTTGCTTCAAATAGTTGTAAATAATCGTATCCCACATGCGAACTTGGGAAAACACGTCGGCATAGTTTGCTTTCGCGTCATATGCCATTGTGATCGCAAGTTCAATTAGTTTCATCTTGTCTTCCAGACGGTCAACAAGTTCTACGTCAACGATATTATATTCGCAAAACTTTTGCCATCCTTTAGTATAAAAGTCTTTAAATGTTTCAAATTCAGAGTGGTCAAGTTTTTTCTGACCCAATTCCACCTCAGCAATATAATCAAGACGATAAGATTCTTGTGCCTTATAGGTAAATTTTTTATAAAGATTCAGATAATCAAGTTGAGTAATACCACCAACATCATAAGAAATATTGCGGCGACCAGAGATGTAAATTTCATCTTCTGTTACAAGACCCCATGGCGAAAAACGCTTCATCAGTTTCTCACCAAGAACACGATCTAAACGACGAACAAGATATGGAATATCATACAGTTCAACGTTCCAACCAGTCACAACTTCTGGAGTATTCTCTTCAATCATCCACCAGTTAATAAAGTCCATTAACAAATCTCTTTCAGTTTGAAAAGACTTGTAAATAACATTTTTTTGTTTATTCTGAAATGGGCCAAGGCCCCAAGTATGAATTTGCTTTGAAGAATAATCTTGAATAGTAATCAACAAGACTTCTTCTGCAGCAGATTCTACATCTGGAAATCCATTTTCAGAAGCAACCTCAATATCCAAAGTAGTAACTTTGATTTTACTAATATCAAATTTAACTTCTTCTTCAGGATACATTTCTGAAATGTATTGATAGATGTATCCTGTATTTCCGTAAATTTTAAAGTTTTCTACGTTCTCATACTTCTTAATAAACTCTCTACAGTCACGAACAGAACCAGGTTGAATTGCTTCAACATGATCGCCAGTCAAAGTTTGATATTTGGTTTTTTTATTAGAAGGGACAAAAAGAGTCGGGTTAAACTTCTCACGGGTCATGAAATGTTTTCCATTTTCATAACCGCGAACCAAGAAGTGATCCCCGACCATTTGAACGTTTGTGTAAAATCGCATTATTCAATAAATTCAAAATACCTTTTAATTACTTCTGGAGTTGGATCTGCGATTGTTAAAATATCCTCAGATCTAATCATCAATTCTTTTTGATCAGATGCCTCTATCCATCTCTCAAAATAAAACTCCTCAGTAGATTCATTTTTTTTCCAGCGACAAGGATTAATTAATTTACAATTTGGATCTCCAAGTTGTGCATCAATTTCAATAACCTCAGATATTAAAACATTATCAATGTTCAGAAGTAAGCACTTGACGTTCCGTTCCATTTACCTTTTCCTCATACATTTCTTTTAAAGAGTCAATTGGTTCAACAATAGTTACAACCCAGTCTGGAGTCACCACATAATCCTTATCAGAAGACAAAATAATCCACGGAGATAAAGTTATATTAACAACACTATCAAAATCTTCATCTAGATTTTCCAACAAAGTAATTGGAGTGTTTAAGACAACTTTATGTGGATTAGTGAACAAATATCCACGAACTTTTTCTTCAGAAACCAATTCTTTTGCATCTGCAATGATGTAATCCCCAGTTTTTAACAATGCTAGTTTGGTTGACATTTTTAAAATTTTACCCTCTACCCATTTTACCAAAAAAAGAGGGAGGTGTCAACTGGATTTTGCCAGTTACCTCCCGTGGCATAGCGCCGACGATATTCAATTATATTTAGAGATAATCTTTACGACTATGATGTTCAGGAACAATTTTTCTCAACTCTACACTCAATAGACCATCTTCAAATTTAACTTCTTTGACTTCAGTATCATCAGCAAGTGTCCATGCTCTCTTAAAACTTCTTTGAGCAAGTCCTTTGTGAATATAACTTGCATCAGATTCTTTGTCTTCTTTTTGACCTTCTATGAAAAGTTTACCATATTCGGTATAAACATGAACTTCAGATTTTTTAAATCCTGCTAATGCAAGTTCAAGACGTGATTCTACGTTACTTACTTGTACAAGATTATAAGGTGGGTAATTAGAAGTAGTTTCATGAAGATTGAATAGACGATCAAAATATTCATCCATTCCAATACTATTGCGTGTAATCCTATCCATCAAGGTAGAAAGATCCGCAGATGTAAATCTTGAGGTTGCAAGATTAGTCATTATAGTAGCTCCTTTAAAAGCGAGTTTGTGTTTTGTGGATCCTTTCGGCATCTGTATATAATTATAACACTTTTACAAAAAAAGGGAGTGTTGAACTCCCTAAAAAATCATTCGGTTTCTTCACCCTTTTTCTTCTTGGAACCAATATTATACTTGGTTTCAAGAATCCAATCTCCCTTATCCTTGTAAGCGAGAACTTTAATTTGATTCAAAGGAGCGATATCCTGAATCTTCTTGACATCAACAATCTCAATCAGACCCCAATCGGCAAGAAGTTGGGCAATGCGATTGCGACGTTGAACATCGTTCACAGTCAGGTTTGCATGTTTACCATCCAAGGCAAACAGTTCCTTAAAGTGGACGAGATAATATCTACCTTGCTTATGAAGAATGTGGCAAGACTGATAGATTTTCTTTTCCTTGCGTGATGCAACTCCGATACGGGTCAAAGTCTCACGAACCTTCAAAAAGTCATCGGGTTCATTAAGAATCACTTCCACCATTTGGTCGGGCGTCCACTTCACTTCAGGTTCTTGAACGACACTCATTTTGTTCCTCCAGTTTCAAATTTTGATTTAATAAAAGTAAGTTGTTCTTTAGTAAGAATCCTCAAAGCTTGTTTTGCCTTTTCATTACTATAACCATAATAACGTTTGACATAATCAAGATCTTTGATTTTATCTTGTCGGAGCCAGGGAGAAAATCTCTTCTTTTTCCTCAGACTATTTATAAAAAAGTCATATTGAAGTTTTTTAGGAAGGAAATGATAACGATTCATTTCGTTTGCAAACATGACACAATCAATATGTCCAGATAAACATCTGTTAATAATAAATGGTGGATACTCTTTTTCAAGAGAAGGATCCTCATCAATCAAATGTTTTTTTGTTTGATTTATAGAATTCAACCAATCTTTCAATTCCATATCATCTAATAATTTCTAAGTCAGAATTTGCAGTCCACAATTCCAAGTTTGTTCTAAGTTTATTGTCCTCAACCAATTTATAATACCTTTTAGTTGCTTTAGTTTTCCACCACCGAATAACTTCATCTGGTTCATAACCAAACTTTGAAATATAATATCTTTTCTTCTCAGTTAAGGTTTTGGCATGTTCAATACACTGTTTGAATTCATGTAACTTTGAGGCATCTTGAAGGGATTTTGTGATGATTGAAATCATCTTAGTTTGAATTTTAAGTTTTTTTGACGACTTATCTGCTGAGATTAGTCTTTCTCCACCATTGGCATTATTATTGAACCACCAAAACATTTCACGAAAATAATCATCGTGAAACAATGGAAGAAAATTACTTTCAGTATCTCCTATGTGTCGAATATAAGGTTTAAGACCATCATACATGGATACTCCTTTAGTTGTACCGTATAATGAAGTTGTTTCAAAGTAATGAAGATTAGTTCCATACTTTGCATCAAATTGTCGTTTGAGTTCATTAGAAGATGCTAATAGTGCTAAAAGTTTACCACCAAGATAATTGTATCCAAAAGGTTGAACTGGGACTATATTAAATCCCATTACAAATTCTTGATTAATTTTTGATAGAGGAAGAACTTCACCAAAATAATCATTTCTTGGTTTTGAGTTAATTGTTGGAGATCCAAATCTTATTACGCCAACAATTTTATCAGTATTATTTTCTACAACAATCCACTTAATTGTTCTTCCAGGAATCGCTTCTTCAATAGCATTAGATGCAGTAGTGTTTAAAATTTCAGAATATAAATCTTGATTATACTTAGATTTTGGTTTAGAACTAGTATCTACCTCATGAATTGTAAATGACATATCATTCGGTTCCAAAGAAAAATCTGAAAATATTTCATCTTCGGGTCCGAACAATTTTCCCGCAGAATTTTGAATTCTGCTTTGCTTCACATATCGCATATAATCATCAATGCGATTAAATTTAGAATAATATTCTATAAATTGATCTGCTGCCCAAATAGCATCAGTTTCAGATAATAAACTCATACAATTAAGAACTGTGTTTCATATTCGATTAATTCACCAGGAGTCTCAATGTAGTTACTAGCAGATTTCATATTTTTCATATACCACTTCACTCCATCTGCTTTTTCTAGCAATTGAATATCTAAATGTTGATATTTTTTATCGGTATGTGCATAAATTTTAAAATCATTTTCTCTATTAGAAGTTAAAAATGAAAGACTTCTGTTTTCTTCTGGCGTAACGATAATTGTGGTACATGCCATAATAAACAGTTTCCGATAAAGATCATAATCATTCAAATACTTATCAGAATTATCCATGATCATTCTACCAACAAATTGTGGGGAATAACAATGATCCTTACAAAGAGCCCACTCTGGTTCTTGCCGTTTCTTTTCTACTGCTTGGACACTGATCAATCCAGAAGGAACTGAAAGAGAATGTACTGTGTTGTAAAATGAATGGGTAATTGCGCGAACAGTATCTTTACAATTTCGGTTAGAAAACCATTCGTTCACATTTGCCTTTAGACCATTAAAAGCAATTTTACAATAAGTTTCAATACGATACTTTTGCTTTGATTGCAGTTTGGAAAAGTTAGATTTCATAATCAGGTTTGTTGTACTTCAAATATTCAAAAAATGTAAGTTTCATCTCCTTTTGTGTCATGCCACAATGTTTTGCAGCAGCAGGGAGAGTCATTTTAGCACGAAACAAACCTTCGTTTGCTTCTTTTACATTCTGGGGTGTTGTCTTTACAGGAATCTCGTAAAGTAGTGCTTTATTGATTTTATATGGATTCATTTGAATTCACACTCCACCATCACGACGACCTGTTTTTGGATTAATAGGTGGTTTTCCTTTGTTTAATTTATCATAAGGATTATAATTTGGATCTGGTTTTCTTAACCGAGCATTAGTACCCCTATTTTTTGTTTTCCAATTGTAACCATTTTCATACTTATTGTCCATAGGAAGTTTGATTAATCCTTCATTAATTTCAACTTCTTCACACCCAACATATTCAAAGAAAGCGGCGCTAATTGCTTCATCTGATGCCTTTTGATTATAAGTAAAAAATCTTTGTGTAGATTTTTCGCTATAAAGTTTTAAACCACTTATTCTTTGAAAATCTTTAATATCAGACGTTCTAACTAAATTAAAGTTTACTGCTGTAGATTTATAATAATGTCTAATTTTTTTCATTTAAATTCACACTCCACCATAATTTCAGTTAGTGCTGCTAAGAGGTTAATTTCCTGATCAGCCACGAACGCACATTGGTATTGATACTTAGCAATAACAAGAACGGCAGCAGGGATAGATTGGGGAAGTAAGCAATCATAAGAGGCGTCATAAACCCTGCGAAGAAGACTAGAAGCATCGTTGTCCAAGTTGGAGACCACCCACTTTCTGACTTCAGGAAAGTTTTTATCTTTGAGATTTTTAACAAGTTCATTTACAGAGATGTCTGAGAAAGATGCAATAATACCTGAGTTAATTTCTCCTCCCACTGAATACCTTTGGCACTCATTGAGGACTCTCCTCCAATCTGGGAAGTGCTTGTTGATGAGTTCTGCAAGGACTTTTTGATCATATCGGATGCCTTCCGCATCCAAGATGTTTTGTAAACGCTTGAAGAAGGATCCTGCCAATGCGCTTTTTTCTTTTCCTTTGATGGAAAAGTCGATGACGGCACATCGGGAATGAAGGGGTTCGATGATTTTGTTCTTGTAGTTGCAGGTAAAGATGAATCTACAATTTCCAGCAAATTCCTCAACAAACGCCCTAAGGAGGAGTTGTACGTCGTTCCCTGTGTTATCTGCTTCGTCAATGATAACGACTTTGTGTTTAGCATCTGACGAAAGCGAAACGGTCGAAGCGAAGTTTTTCGCATTGTTTCGGACAGTATCGAGGAATCTACCCTCGTCGGATCCATTGATGACATAAACATCTACTCCC